CCTGTGTGTCCGGTAATGCCAGGGTGTCCGGTGATGCCTGGGTGTCCGGTAATGCCAGGGTGTCCGGTGATGCCTGTGTGTTCGGTGATGCCTGGGTGTTCGGTGATGCCTGTGTGTCCGGTAATGCCTCCATAATGTGGATTTCAAACATTGGCTCCCGCAGTGATACCACCACATTCTTTTTAGGCAAAAAGAAAGAAATCATAGTGAATTGTGGGTGTTTCCACGGGACGATTGAGCAGTTCCAGGAAGCCGTAGAAAAGAAGCATGGCGACAATCTCCACGGGAAGATGTACCGCCTAGCAATCGAAATGGCAAAGATGAAGCTCCAAAGCGCAACAAATGAGCCGCCGGAGGAAGGAGAAGCCGATGAATAAGGCGACAATGCAAGTAATGACATCGACAGGGAAAGACGATTGGGAAACCCCCTCTACACTATTCCAGAGGTTGGACAGTGAATTTGGATTTACCATTGACGTCTGTGCAACCCATCAAAATACAAAATGCCCTAGGTATTACACAGAGGAAGATGACGGTCTCGCCCAGGATTGGGGAGGGGAAACAGTTTGGTGCAACCCGCCCTATTCCAGAGATGGGAAGCAAGATCTCTGGGTCAAGAAAGCTTTTGAAGAATCCCAAAAGCCAGGGACAATTGTGGTCATGCTGATCCCAGCGCGGACGGATACGGCCCGGTTCCACGAGTACATCAAGGGCAAGGCAGAAATCCGGTTTATCCGTGGTAGGCTGGTTTTTGAAATAGACGGGAAACCGGTACTGGATAAAACGGGAGGCCACAAGGGGCCCCCTTCCCGTCAATGTTGGTGATTTGGGGAGGTAAGAACGATGAATAACGACCTGATCAGCCGGGAGGCATTGTTAGAGGCGATCAGAACCGATGTGGCTCCATTCACTTTGAGCATGGTGTTTCGGCATATTCATAGCGCACCCGCCGTGGACGCGGTGGAAGTGGTGAGGTGTCGGGAATGTAGAAACCATATTCATGATGATGATGTGGATTTTTTATGCACAATAACCGGAGTGTATACACGACATGATGATTTTTGCAGCTATGGAGAACGGAGGGCCGACAATGGCTAAGGAGTACATAGAGCGGGAAAAAATATGGAATCATCTGCAAGAGCAAAAGCAGTTCTTCATCAAAGAACGAGATGGAGAAACGGACTTGGAAAAACTTTTCCTTTTGTGGGGTGCTGATAATGCAATTACCATCATTGAGGACTGGTTAAGTGATATTCCGTCCGCCGATGTTGCCCCGGTGAGGCATGGGAGGTTGGTAAGTACTGGGTATGATGAGTTATATTGCGAGTTTGGCGATTGTACGATTTGTGGTGCTGACAACCCAATAAGCAATAGATATTGTGGACAGTGTGGTGCGAAAATGGATTTGGAGGGATAGCCATGAAATCCCCTTGCAATACATGCCCGGAAAAGGAAGGCTGCTTCCGGGCGGACTGCCTGCTGTGGCGGAAGTGGTTCCAGCAGGCATGGGCCTCTATCCGGAAGCAGGCGGGGAAGGAGGGATGCCGGTGATTTTTGACGACATTGCCGATGTTATGTCCCATCATTCAATTCGGGAGATCAAGCGCAAGACAGGACTTCGAAAGAGCAGAATCTATTCCTTACGCTGCGGGTGTACCTTTCATCTGGACTATGATTTGGTTGTCGCGCTGAAGCGGTTGGGATATGAGATAAAATTAGAAAAAACGTCCGGAATTCCGGACACCTGATCTGTTACCATGAGGGTGGGGAAGTAGATTCCCTGCCCTCCTTTTTGTCATACCCCTTGGGCGGAGGGGACCCAATCCGCCCTGGCAGCCGGGAAAAGACCGGCATCCATGCCCATGTGGTCCAGCGGCAGGACACTGGCTTCCCACGCCGGAAGGGCGGGTTCGACCCCCGTCATGGGCTCCAATGGGGTTTCCCATCCCGGAGTATACCGGGCATCAAAACAACTTGCGGCGATGAGCCGCATATGGCCTGGAATGGCTGTCCGCAGTTTGGCGGAGCAGGTTCGAGCCCTGCCTGGGCCATTTGTACACGCTGTAAGCGGGCTGGATTGCCCAAATGAAACCAAAGCAAAGGGGGATGAAACATCGTGGCAGGAGGATCCACGCCTTATTATACAAATCCAGAAGAGATGCAGGAGAAGGTGGACGCCTATTTTGCGTGGTGCGCTGGTCATCCGCTGGAGCTGCCGGACCCCAAGACGGGGGAACTTTGCCCTGTGTATGACAAATACGGGCAGCCGGTCATTGCAGACAGCCACCCGCCGACGGTCACAGGCTTAGCCCTGGCGCTGGGCTTTGCCAGCCGGACGAGCCTGTTAAACTATCAGCACAAGGCCGGCTTTGAAGAGGTGGTGACCCGGGCCAAAAGCCGGGTGGAGCAGTACACCGAGGAGCGGCTATTTGACCGGGAAGGAGTACAGGGCGCCAAATTCAGCCTGGCCAACAACTTTAAGGGCTGGGCGGAGAAACAGGATATCAACATGGGGAACCAGGAGGGGGCCCCTTTCGAGGTAAACATCAAGGTGGTGGAGTAGGTGGAGCTGACCATCACCCAAAAGCAGCGGGAGTTTTTGGAGGCGGGGGCGGATGAGGTGCTGTTCGGCGGGGCTGCCGGGGGCGGCAAAAGCTACGGCCAGCTGGTGGACGCCTTGCTGTATGCTCTGCGGTATCCCGGTTCCAAACAGCTGATCCTGCGGCGGACCTTTCCCGACCTGGAGCGGTCGCTGATCCTCGTCTCCCTGGAGCTGTATCCCAAGGAGATTGCCAGCTATAACAGCAGTTCCCACCGGTGGAAATTCAAAAACGGCTCCCTCATCGAGTTTGGCTACTGCGACAATGAAAAGGACGTTTACCGGTACCAGGGAGCGGAGTACGACACCATCCGCTTTGACGAGCTGACCCACTTCACCGAGAGCATGTATCTCTACCTGATCTCCCGGCTGCGGGGGGCCAACGACTACCCCAAACGGATTAAATCCAGCACCAACCCGGGCGGGGTGGGCCATTACTGGGTCAAGGCCCGGTTTATCGACCTGGGCCCGGCAGGGCAGATACACAAGACCCCCGAGGGGTCAAGGCTTTTTATCCCCTCCCGGGTGCAGGACAACCGGTTTCTTATGCAGAAGGACCCCCAGTACCTGCGCCGGTTGGAAAACCTGGCGGAGAAGGATAAGAAAGCCCTCCTATACGGGGATTGGGACATCTTCGAGGGCCAGTTTTTTACCGAATGGGACCGTTCGATCCATGTGGTGGAGCCCTTCCCCATCCCCAAGGAGTGGCGGCGGTACTTCGCGATGGACTACGGCTTGGATATGCTGGCCGGGTACTGGATCGCTGTGGACCCCCAGGGGCGGGCTTGGGTCTACCGGGAGGTGTACCAGCCGGATCTCATTGTGTCAGAGGCGGCCAAGGCCATCCTAGAGCGGGACGACCCGGAGGTCTACCAATACCTGGCCCCCCGGGACCTGTGGAACCGGCGGCAGGAGACCGGGCGGAGCGTGGCCGAGCTGTTCCGGGATCATGGAATCCACCTGACCCAGGCCGGGGTTGCCCGGGAAAGCGGGTGGCTGGACCTGAAGGAATGGCTCAAGCCGGGGCTGGACGAGCAGGGGGAACCCACGGCGGGCCTACGGGTGTTCTCCACCTGTCCCAACCTGATCCGCACCCTGCCGGCCTTGCAGCACGACCCTAACCGCCCGGGGGACTGCGCGACTGAGCCCCACGAGCTGACCCACGCCCCTGACGCCATCCGGTATTTTGTAGCCGGGAGGCCCAGGCCTGCGGCCAGGCCGAGGAAGGAAAAGACAGCGCTGCCCTTCGCCCTGCAAGAGAATGAATCGGAGGAATCAGGAGGATATTTGACATGGAATGGATTGTAATGCTGGCCGCTGGCCTGTATATCCTGCTCACCGGCTGTGCCTGTGGCTTGTGCTACCTGCTGGGGTTGCACCGGCGGCCCGCGCCCACCGAACCGCCCCGGCCAGCAGACCCCGCTAAGATTTTGACCGAATGGCTGTATGGAGGGGATGAACAATGACCGGCACCAAGCTGTGGGAGCGGTACCAGGCGGGTCTCCAATACCAGCGGCAGATGGGGTTCCCGGAATCCTTCCCGGAGTATGTCCGGTTTAAAGAGGGGGACCAGTGGCCAAAGCCCACCAAAGCCACCCGCCACCTGCCCCGGCCGGTGTTCAACCTCATCGAGTTTTTTATCCGTACCAAGCGCTCCAATGTGTACAACACCACGGTGAAGATGGTCTTCTCCCCGGCGGAGGAATCGGACGAGCGCACCGAGGAAGCCGCCACCGCCTACACCAACTACGCCTCCTGCCTGTGGGAGGAGCTGGAACAGGACGCCCTCAACGAGGAGTTCCTGGACGACGCAGCCACCTTGGGAACCGGCGTCCTCCACTACTACTGGGACAGCGGGGACAGCGGCGGCAGCCGGTACCCCTACCAGGGGAGTTTGCGGGGGGAGATCATCGACCCCCTTGCCATCTTCTTTGGCAATCCCCAGGTGTGGGAGGTGCAGAAACAGCCGGATATCCTCATCGCCAGCCGGGCCACGGTGGAATCGGTGCGGCAGACGGCCAAGGGCCTAGGCCTCAAACCGGAAGAGGTTGAGCTGATCCAGCCGGATGAGGCCGAGGCTGGGGAGTACCCAGCGGAAGAGGCGAAGGAGCTGCTCCACCAGAAATGCACCCTGCTGACTCGCTACTACAAAGACGGCGGGGAGGTGAAGTTCGACCGGGGCACCCGGACAGCGGTGCTCCAGGAGGGCGTTCCCCTGACCCCGGAGGGGGCACAGGAGAAGATCACCCGGTACCCGGTGGTGGTCATGCCCTGGGTCCGGCGGAAGAAGTGCATCTACGGCATCGGGGAGACGGCGGGGATGATCCCCACCCAAAAGGCGGTCAACTGGCTGATGGGGATGAACATCCTCTCCGCCCAGGACCTGGCCTGGCCCAAGATGATCGCCAAAGAGGGGGCCCTTCGCCAGGAGATCACCAACGCCCCCGGCGAGATCATCGTGGACCACAATGTAGGGGGGCCGGGCCTCTCCTACCTGAACCCGCCGGCCTTTTCCGGTTTTGCGGTCAACCTGGTGGACAAGGTGACCGACCTGCTGCGCCAGACCTCCGGCGTCAGTGAGGTCTCCACCGGCGAGCCCTTCACCTCCACCATGGCGGCATCCGCCATCATCGCCCTGCAAAACCAGGCGAAACAGCCCATCCAGTCCATCCAGCGGCGGTTCTTCGGGGCCATGAAGCAGGTGGGCAAGATTTGGGAGGAGTTCTTCCGCTGCTACTACACCCTGCCCCGGCCTATGCGGTACCACAACAGTTTGGGGCAGGAGGAGAGTGGGGTGTTCCTGGGCTCCCAGTACGCAGACATCCCCTTGGCCCTGTCGGTCGATGTCGGGGCCGCCAGTGAGTACAGCGAGAGCCTGGCCCAGGCTACCCTGGACAAGCTGTTCGACGGGGGGCACATCCCCCTTTCCGCCTACATCGAACTGGCGCCCCAGAACGTCATGCCCTTTAAGGAGCAGTTAAAGCGCCTCCTGGAGGAGCAGCAGACCCAGCAGGGAATGGAGCCGCCCATGAATAGCGGGCTTCCCGAGGCGGAGGGCCAGCCTCCGGCGGGCAATCTGCCGCAGGTGAGGGAGGGGGTGGTAAACCGTGCAGTGCCCCTATTGTAAGATCGACGGGACCATCCAGAAGAGTTCTATCCAGGTGACCGGGGATGATTCCCCCGACACCAAGACCCAGGTGTACACTGTGCAGGAAATCGCCTGCCGCAACCCGGCCTGCTCCCATTTTGGGGAGATTGTGGCCACCGTCAGACACCCCATGCTGTAGAACATTTTAGCGGCTGCCAAACGGTTCCGGCCGAACCCCGCCCACAAACCGGAGAAGGAGCGACTATGGAAGACTATATGGCTGACAATGCCATCCAGGAGGACTTGAACCTGCCGGATATGCCGGAGGGGGACTGGATGGAGGGCAGTGCCGCCGCTGCCAACGAAGAAGATCCGGCCCAGGAACAGCTGGAGGAAGAAGCGCCCCCGCCTCAGGAGGAACTGACCCAGACCCAGGCATTTTCCCGCCGTCTGCGGGAGATGTCCAGCCGGGAGGTGGACAATTTTGTATCCGGCCTGGGGTGGACTAACGACATCACCGGGGAGCCCATCCGCACCCGGGAGGAGTTCACCCGGTATCAGACGATGCTCCAGGCCAAAGCCAGGGGCAGCGACCCAGTCCTTTCCGCCCAGATGGAGGGGATGGAACGGGAACTCTCTCTCTACCGGCTGCGGGACCAGGACGAACGGCTCCAGTCGGACCCCCAGCGGGGGGAAGCCTACGCCGCCTTGCGGGATGAGGTGCTGGAACTGGTGGATTTCTGCCACCAGACCGGCCGGACCCAGGTGGATGTGGAATCCGCCTTCCAGGTGATCCTCTCCCAGAACCTGGGTAGGCTGATGGACAAGACCAAAGAGGAGACCCAAACCCAGGCCGTCCGCCGGATGGCCGCCAACCAAAAAGCCTCCCCCGGGGCTATGAACACCGGGGAGACCCCGCCTGCCAACTCCTTTGCCGCCATGAGCGACGCGGAGTTTGAACGGCAGGTGCAGCTGGCGCTCCGCGGGGGGCTGCAAAGCCGATAAAGGAGATGCAGTATGGCAACCAACACCTACAGCGGCCTGACCGCTGAACAGAAAACCTTTTACAACCGGACCCTGCTGTCCCGGTTGACCCCCAACCTCTTCTACGCCAAGTACGGCCAGAAGAAGCCTTTGCCCAAAAATGAGGGCGACACCGTCAACTTCCGCCGGTTTAACTCCCTGGCGCCGGCCACCACCCCCTTGACCGAGGGCACCACCCCGGAAGGGTCCAGCCTGTCGGTGACCGCAGTGACCGCCAAGGTCAACCAGTACGGCGACTTTGTGGCCATCTCGGACAAGCTAGATCTAGCGGGCATCGACCCGGTGCTCACCGAATCGGCCCAGGTGCTGGGGGAGGCTGCCGCCCTCACCGTGGATTCCATTGTGCGGGACGAAATCGTAAACGGCACCAACGTGGTCTATGCCGGTGGCAAGACCAGCAATTCCACCCTCACCGCCGAGGATGTCCTCACTGGAAATGATGTCAAAAAGGCGGTTCGCACCCTGCGCAAGGCCGACGCCAAACCCGCCAGCGGGGAGTATTACATCGGTATCATCGACCCGGATGTGGCCTTTGACCTGATGAATGACCCCCTGTGGCAGGACGTCTCCAAGTACAACGGGGGCGAAAAGATCATGAAGGGGGAGGTGGGCAAGCTCCACGGGGTGAAGTTTGTCACCACCACCAACACCAAGGTGGCCAAAGGCGGGGCAGAGAGCAAGGTGGACGTCCACAGCGTGATTATCATCGGCAAGGACGCCTACGGCATCGTAGACCTGGAGGGCGGCTCCAACGCTAAGATGATCGTCAAAGGCTTTGGCTCCGCCGGCACCGCCGATCCGCTGGACCAGCGGGCCACCGCAGGCTACAAGCTGTTCTTCACCGCCAAGCGGCTCCAGGAGCTGGCCCTGTGCCGCATCGAGTGCGCCGCCAGCGCCTAAATACCAGCAGACCACAGAAAGGGGGCAAGGGGATACAAGGACACCCTTTGCCCCCGTTTTTTGAAACAGGAGGAATTTGTTATGGCAAAGAACGAACCCATCACCGAGGCCCAGCTGGAACAGGAGGCCAAGACCACCGGCGAACGGCTGGCCAAGGAGCCCAAGATCCGCATCAAAATCCCAAAGGACCCTCTCAACAAAGGGGAGACCACTGTGCCGGTGGGGATCAACGGGTATTTTTACTACATCAAGCGGGGGGAGACGGTGGAAGTCCCCAAGACAGTGGCCGACCTGCTGGAACAGGCCAAATACATCTAAGGGGGAGTGACCCATGACCAAGGGACAGGCGCGGGAGCTGTACCTGCGCTATTTGGGGGAGGCGAAGATCAACGGATCCAATAAAGCGGACCCGGACCTCAGCGACGCCTTTGACTACCTGCTGGGCCCGGCCCTCGCCTATGTGGCGGCCCAGTTCCCCCTCACTGGGCGGGAGGAGACCCAGGGCAGGTGGCAGGCTCCCCCCGGCTTCTGGGCGGTGAAGGAGGCCAGGGAGGCGGACGGGGCCCCTGTGGCCTATGAGGAGACCGGGGAAGGGGAATACCAGTTCCAGGCCCCTTGTACCGTCACCTATTACCGGCTGCCCCGGGAAACCGCTCCCGGTGCGGCGGACAATGCCGAACTGGATGTGGCGGAGGCTGCGGCGAGCCTGGTGCCCCTCAAATGCGCGGTGGATGCGGCGGTGGCCAGCGAAGCCACGCATACAAGGTGGGTTACCTCTCCCAGAGCTACAACACCATGGCCGCCGCCCTCACCCGGGACGATCCGCCCCAGTTTCAAAGGAGGTACCAGCTGTGAGCGGTTTTGTGCCCCTCTCCTACAAGCAGCTGCCGGAGATCAGTCGCCAGGTGACCACCATCGAATCCTTCCGGGGGGTGGATTTCCGCAACACCCCCACCAGCGTGGACAAAAGCCGCAGCCCGGACAGCCTGAACATGGTGCGGGACGGCATCGGCCAGATCCGCAAGCGGATGGGTTACAAGACCGTCCGCACCTACCCTGGGCGGATCAATGGGGCCTACTCCTTTGGGGGGCGGGACCTGATCCACGCGGGCGGCCGCTTATACGACGGGGAGACCGAGCTGGGACAGATGGCAGACACCCGCAGCCAGGGGTGGACCCTCCAAAAGAAGCTCTACCTGCTGGACGGGGAGAAGCTGCGGGTCTATGACGGGAAGGCCCTAGCGGCGGTGGAGGATCTGGCCTACGTCCCCACCCTGATGATCTCCCGGGCACCCAAAGGGGGCGGCACCGCCTTTGAAGCGGTGAACCTGCTGGGGACCCGGTTTAAAAACTCTTTTTTGGGGGAGGCGAATGTCACCGCCTACCAACTCACTGACGGGGATTTGGACGACAGCCCGGTCACCGTCCAGGTACTGACCTCCGGCGGGACCTGGGCTGACCGCACCGAGGGCACCCACTTCACCGTCAACCGCACCACCGGGGTGGTCACCTTTACTTCCGCCCCCGGGGCCTCCCCGGTGCTGGGGATGGACAACGTGGTCATCACCGCCGGCAAAAACGGGAGGGCTACCGGGAGCGGATCAACCGCTGCACCATCTCCACCCTGTTTGGGGTCAACGGGGCCGCCGACCGGCTGTTTGTCTCCGGCAATCCCCAGTACCCCAACCAGGACTGGTACAGCGAACAGAACGACCCCAGCTACTTCGGGGATCTCTCCTATTCGGTGCTGGGGCTGGATTCCTCCGCGGTGAAGGGGTATTCGGTCATCGCCGACCGGCTGGCCGCCCACAAGGACGCCTCGGAGGACGGCCGCAACGTCATCCTCCGGTCCGGCACCCTCTTAAACGGCAAGGCGGCCTTTCCCATTGTGGGCACCTTGCAGGGGGAGGGGAGCCTGGCCCCCGCCACCCACACCTATTTGGGCCGGGAGCCTTTGTTCCTCACCCGCCGGGGGGTGTACGCCATCACCGCCGAGGACGTCACCGGCGAGAAGTACAGCCAGAACCGCAGCTACCGGCTGGATTCCAAGCTCCTCTCCGAGCCCGGCCTGGAGGACGCGGTGGCCTGTGTGTACAACGACTGTTACCTTTTGGCGGTGGGGGATCACGTCTATGTGCTGGATGGGCTGCAAAAGACCTATGCCAAAGGGGAGCCCTACAGCGCCTACCAGTATGAAGCCTACCTGTGGGACAACATCCCCGCCCGGATCCTGTGGGTACACGGGGGGAAGCTGTACTTCGGCACAGAGGAAGGTCAGGTCAAGGCCTTTTACACCGACCCCAGGGACCTTGCCAGCTACACCGATGACGGGGCGGCCATCCGGGCCTATTGGGACACCCCCTATTTCTCCGGTAAGATCCGCCACAACAAAAAGTGGTTTACCTACCTGTCGGTCACCTTAGCCCCCCACAGCCAGACCAGCGTAAAGGTTTATGCCAAGGTGTACGGCATCTGGAAGCTGCTCATCGACGACCAGAACAGCGCCCGGTATTTTGATTTCAACTCCATCGACTTTGAGAAATTTACCTTTTCCACCGACACCAGCCCCCGCAACATCCACCACAAAATCGACCTGCGGTATGTGGACAAGGTCATGCTCCGGCTGGAGAACGACGCCCCGGGGGAGCCCTTTGGCATCTACGACCTGACCTTGGAATACACCGAGGGCGGGAAGTTTTAACCACTTTTAGGAGGAACGCTATGGCACTTTCCAGTTATAAATTCACCCAGGGGGAGTTGGCGGGCAGCGATATCGCCAGCCTGCCGGACCAGCCATCCGCGGCGGGCATCACCGCCGCCCAGCTCAAAGCCCGGTTCGACCTGATCCCCAAAATGCTCATCGCCCTGGGCAAGTTCAACCAGCTCATCGACGCCTGGTGGCAGGGGGCGGGGCCGACCTGGGGGCGTCTGTCCCCGGCATGGACGGCTCCACTGTACAGGCGTTGCTCATCGAGCTCAAGGGCCTTTCCGACCAGCTTCACGCCGCCCTCGCCTCCCACAAAGCTGACGCCGCCAATCCCCACCAGGTCACTAAGTCCCAGGTGGGCCTCGGCCTTGCTGACAATACCAGCGATCTCGACAAGCCCATCAGCCGGGCCCAGGGGGCGGTCAACGCCACCGTCTCCCAGGCCCTCAGCGACCGTTACACCAAAGCCCAGACCGACAACCTGCTGGACTTTAAGGCAGACAAGACCACCACCAATATCCACATCAAGGAGGTGGCCTTTGACCCGGATTCCGGCATCTTCACCTTTACCCGGGAGAATGGGACCTCTTTTGCCATCGACACCCTCATCGAAAAGATCCCCCTGGACGTCCAATTGGTGGACAATAAGTTGGTTCTCACCCTCTCGGACGGCACCACCCAGGAGGCTGACCTGTCCGCCTTCATCGACACTTACACCTTCCAGGACAGCGACACCCTGGCCTTTTCCACTGCTGGTAAGGTCATCTCCGCCATCATCAAGGATGGCAGCGTCACCTTGGAGAAGCTAAACCCGGAGGCCCAAGCTGTCCTGCTGGGGTACACCAATCGCGCGGAGGCGGCAGCAGCTGGGGCTGAAGCTGCTAAAACGGAGGCAGAGGCGGCCCGGGATACGGCCAAGTCTTCAGCGGATACCGCTACAGCCAAAGCCAATGATGCAGCTGCCAGCGCGGCCGAAGCACTGGCTAGTAAAAATGCCGCTTCTCAAAGCGCAGCCAACCTGGCCCAGGCGGTAAACATGGCCACTGCCAAAGCGGAAGAGGCTGCTTCCAGTGCTGTGGCAGCGAAGGGAAGCGAGCAGAAGGCAAAGGCCAGCGAGACATTGGTTCAGGCCGCGGCAGAGGCGGCGAAAGCCAGCGAAATTGCCTCAAAAGCCAGTGAATCTGCGGCGGCTGGAAGTGCCAATAGTGCACGGGACAGCAAAACCGCCGCAAAGACCAGTGAGACCAATGCGGCAGCCAGTGCCCAGACCGCCACTACAAAGGCTGGAGAGGCGTCAAGTTCTGCAACTGCCGCAGCCAATAGCGCCCAGGGCATTGGAGAGGCAGAAGAACGGGCCGCTGCATCTGCCGCTCTCTCCACCGATCAGGCTGCTCTGGCCAAGAGTTATGCCGTTGGTGGCACTGGCACTCGCCCTGGTGAGGATACCGACAACGCCAAGTATTATAAGGATCAGGCTGCGGCTATTGCCGGCGGGGATTATGCCACCAAACTGGATGTCTCCACTGCAAAACAGGAGGCAATAGATGTAGCAGCAGCGGATGCAGCGGCCAAAGCCGCCAGTGCGGAATCCAATGCCAAAGCTGCCAGCATCCCTGTGTCTCAAAAGGGACAGCTGGTGGCGTCGCTACCCTGGATGCATCCGGGAAAGTTCCAACCTCCCAGCTTCCCCCTATGGACTATGATCCCGCAGGCAGTGCCCAAGCTGTGGCGGACAGCCTGGCAGCCGTAGCTACCACCGGGAGTTACAATGACCTTAAGGATAAGCCTGCACCCTTTGACCCTTCCACTTTGGCTAGGGTGGCTACAACAGGCGCCTATGGGGATTTAACAGGGCGGCCAGGCAACGCCACTTCTAATGCCGACGGTCTGATGCCCAAAACCGATAAAGCCAAACTAGATGGCATCGAAGCCGGAGCCAACAACTACACACACCCAGCGACACATCCGGCCAGTATGATCTCTGGTTTAGGCGAGGCAGCCGTCAAAAATGTGGGAACGGATTCAGCGACCGTAGCAGCGGGAGACCATACCCATGCAGATTATCTCAAAAAATCCGGCGACACCATGGTTGGGGCCCTGAAGGTGCCAACCCCTGTGGCGGCGGAAGATGCTGCCAATAAGGGGTATGTGGATCAGAGGGTGCCCAATATCGGGACGGCCACTGAGACGGCCACAGGCGTTGTCCGCGGCGGAGGCTTGGTATCTGTTGACGCCAATGGGGACATGGATATTCTCGCCAAAGCTGATGGGAAAAAGTGGGATTTATACTATGTAAATTCAAATAAACAAATTAGAGCGCCATCCGGTATAGCGCCGATAAGCTGTTTGTCCTATTGTAATGGAAGATTTATATTAACAGGTTCCACAGGTCAAAATAATTATATATATACTTCTGTTGATGGAATAAATTGGTATTATAAAATGGGAATACCGGATTTCCCATCATTGAAATCTATTATATATGCAAATGGTATATATTATGGAGTTGGATTATCAACTGGAGATGGAAATGTTATAAGTTACAGCACAGATTTAAAGACATGGACAAGTAAGGGGTCGGATTATGCAACATCGTTATGCGATATAGTGTATAACGAAAAAAATGATTATATCTATGCTGTTGGAGGAACTGCAACTTCTCCAGTTATATTGCGTGCTAAAGCGGGAGATGATATCTTCACAAAAGTGAATATTAGCGGCTATGGGAGATATGAATCATTTGTTTCTATTACATGTTCGATGGATAAGGATTTGATAGTAGCGACGTCCGGGCCTACGGATGCGCAGGGGAGTCGTCATGTGTGGGTTTCAAAGGCATCGAATGTTAATTTTGAACCTTATCCAGCCCCGGAAACAGGAAATGGAAAGATTGTATATGGAAATGGCTTATTTGTTTCAGCAAGTTTCGACCAAGACGGAATTGCTTATTCGCGAGATGGATTAAACTGGGAAAGTGCAGTGCCTTTGAATGTAAATCAATGGCCGAATATTGTTTTTGGGAATGGGTTGTTCATTATTTCTAACACAACAGGAGATGTTGCGATATCTAAAGATGCTGAACATTGGGAACGGGTAACAATTCCTGAAGGAGTAAAAGACTTTGTTGCATGCGCGTATGGAAATGGAATGTTTATGTTAGCTGAAAGATTACAAGACATCGTGTTCAAAATAATTGTTAATGGGTCTTTTGAAACCATGGGATATCACGAAGTGATAAAAAATATTAAAGCATTATACGACTTAATTCTGTAACTTTAAGGAGTCTCAATATGACAATCAACAACTACGGGAGCTTCGGCCTCCGGGTGTCCAGCTGCTTCGCGGCGGCGGGCACGGCTCTAAACTGGCTCCTAGGCGGCTGGGATTTGATGGTTCAGGCCCTCATCGCCTTTATGGCCCTGGATTTTGTGCTGGGGTTTGCGGCCAGCGTCAAAAACCACACCACCGACAGCCAGGTGATGTTCTGGGGCGGGGTAAATAAGGTGCTGGTGCTGGGCTTGGTGGGGGTGGGCGTGGTGCTGGACAGCCTCCTGGGGGCCGGGGAACCTTACATCCGCACGGCGGTGATCTGGTTTTACATAGCCCGGGAACTGCTCTCCATTCTGGAGAACTACGGCAAGCTGGGGAACAACATCCCGCCCATCTTAAAGACAGTGCTGGCCCAATTGCAGGACAAAGGAGGGGAAGGCCATGAATAAAAAATCATCTTAGACCCTGGCCACGGAGGCAGGGACACCGGGGCGGGGACAAGCCCGCCCTATGAATCCCAGCTGGTGCTGGAGTTCAGCAAGGTGCTGGCCCAAGCCTTTGAGACCCAGGGTTTCCAGGTTGCCATGACCCGAACCGAGGACGTCCATGTCCCCCTGAATGACCGGTGCAAAGGGACAGAGGGAGCGGCGGCCTTCCTTTCCATCCATATGATGGTGCAGTCTCCGAAAAGGCCAGCGGCCCCAGCGTCTGGGTACACAGCAAAGCCCCCAAATCCTATCTGGAT